TGAGGATTCCTACGTCGAAGCTGTTCGTAAGGTATGTAACAAGTTGGAAGAAGAGATGAAGCTTATTCAAGCTACTCCCATCGCCGACTTCATGACCTGGAAGTCTCAGCTCGTATCCGGCACCAACTCTGGTGACTGGCTCTACGAGTCTCTTGACAAGGACCAGTGGACATCTCAAAGGATTCCGGAACTCATGGATCACGCCCGTTCCGTCACACAAGGCCGATTTAATAAATCGACTGACCGTGACTGGCGTACGAAAGGCATCTTTACGATGTTCGGCCGTACTCCAAACAGGCCAGTCCACGCTGTAGCAATGTTCGAGAAGATGATCGGTGCCAAGTTGAACTACGACTTGACCCGTGGCATCGGAAAAGACCCTGCTAACTCAAACATTGCATGGATGTCACTTGACACCATGCTTGAACGAGCTGGCAAGTCTATGTCCGGTGTTGAAGCAACTATTCACGAGGACTTTAAGCGTTTCGACTCTTATGTCGGACCGGAACTGACCTCCGCTGTATACAAGGGCTTCCCACAGTCAGACTTCTTGGCATCACAACCCGAGAACCGCGAGATCATGGATTTCCTGATGGAAGACTTGACTACGCCTACATGGCTCCGTATTGCTCCGCATTACAAAGCCAAAATGCGTGGGTCACTTTATTCAGGGACTCCGATTACGCAGGTATTCGGTAGTATTATTCACATGGCTTTCATTGAAATGCTTATCGACGAACACGGGTTCAATTGTACCGATTACATGGTGCTCAGTGACGACGGTTTCTGTACTTTTGATGGTACACAGACTGAAGCACAGAAGTACGTTGACGATACGATGATCCCCCTTGCCGAAGACATCGGCATGGTGCTCAACCCAAAGAAGAGCTATGTCGCTGACATTACAAGGAAGAAGGTGATGTATACTAGTGGTGGCGACAAGATCGTACGACATGATGTTGGCCCATTTCTTCAGAAATTCCCGCAAGTAGACCCGGACCATGCGTTCGGGAACGTGCCTCGTCTTATTCGCAGCCTTAAGGGTCGTGAACGAGACTTCGAACGCGAAAGCTATCAAATGCTGTTCCAACTACTACCCAACATGCGACGTACTGAGCGTGGGGACCGATCGCAGATCGCTCCATGGGTAACGGACTTCTGGCGTACGCTAGAAGTGCTTGCGCAGATTCGCCCTGGATATCCACGTGTGCGTGAAATGATTCGTACAGTGACCAAGGTGTACCCCAAGTTCTGGGATAAGTTCAACAAACTGGTAGAAGCAGCTGAAGCATCTGGGGACGTTCTATTTGACACGGCTACGGAACGGGCAGGTGGTTCTTCTGACAAGGGAACGACTCGCTGGCTCGTGAATTATCTTAAGACTGTGCAGACCACTGGTAAGTGGCCAGCCATTCCGACAGATTGATTCTTAGGGGTCGAACTTCATCCTACGGTAGTATTGCAGAAGGGAAAGCGATACATCATATCACTGTAAGCACACATGGTAACCTAACTCACATGGTCAAGGCTATTGAGGACTCCGAAGTGG